AAAAAATGGCAAAAATAGTTAGAAGTGAAAAAGCTCATGAGTCTTTACATAAGCGAACATCACAAGGTGGTCGTAGACCGAAGACAAGTGCTATGAATAAATCATTAAAAAAATGCTTTAAAAAATATCGTGGACAAGGTAAATAATGGAGTTATACAAAGATAAGGCCATTATTGTAAATACTACTAACCCTGATTTAATTTTAGAAAAGATTGAAAAAAGTAAATTAGTAAAAACATATGACAACGGTGTATCACAAGTTATTGTTAATTGGGGTTTAGACGAAGTATTAGAATTAAGTTCATTAAAACTTAAAAACCCTCCATCACCTATAAACAAAGAATATGAATGGCCAGGAATATTCAAACCTTTTAAACATCAAGTAACAACTTCTGAGTTCTTATCTGCACACAAACGAGCATACTGTTTAAATGAAGCAGGCACAGGTAAAACATCTTCTGTTATATGGGCATATGATTATTTAAAAAACAAAAACAAAGTTAACAGAATGTTAGTTATTTGTCCTTTGTCTATTATGCAACCAGCATGGCAAGCTGACTTTTTTAAAACAGCTATGCACAGAACAGTAGGTATTGCACACGGAACTACAGAACAAAGAAAAAAAGTATTTAAAGAAAACACTGACGTAGTGATTATTAATTACGACGGCGTTAACATAATGGAAAAAGAAATAATCAAAGGTAACTTTGATCTTATTGTTATTGACGAAGCTAACTACATTAAAAACGTTAAAACAAGAAGATGGAAATCAATAAATAAAATTATTTATGAAACAACATGGGTTTGGTTATTAACAGGAACACCAGCATGTCAATCTCCGTTTGATGCTTATGGTTTAGCTAAGTTAATTAATCCTAACTCTGTCCCACGATACGCTGGAACATTTAAAGATATGGTTATGCAAAAGATAAGCCAGTTTACTTGGGTTCCGAGACCTCAAGCAGAAGCCATAGTTCATAAAACTCTACAACCAGCTGTAAGATTTGAAAAAAGACAATGTCTTGATTTGCCTGACATTATGTATACAGAAAGAGATGTAGAGTTAACTCTAGAACAAAAAACTTATTACAATAAACTTAAAAAAGAAATGATTATTGAGATAGGTCAAGAAGAAGTATCTGCCGTCAACGCAGCAACCATGTTAACAAAACTTCTCCAAGTTAGCTCTGGAGCTGCGTATACAGCAGATAGATCGGTAGTAGAGTTTGATTACTCTAGTAGATACAATGTTTTAAAAGAAATTATAGAAGAAGCCAGTCAAAAAGTCATTATTTTTTGTGCATTTAGAAGCATTATCGATAAGCTAACTGACAAACTTACCAAAGATAAAATATCTTGCGATTCAATTCATGGTGGTGTATCAGCAGGAAGAAGAACACAAATAATTAAAAACTTTCAAGAAAAAGAAAGTCCTAGAATACTAATTATACAACCTCAAGCTGCGTCACATGGCATTACATTACACGCTGCAAACGTAGCTGTGTTTTGGACGCCTGTTGTTTCCGTAGAAACTTACATTCAATGTTGTGCTAGGATTGATAGAGCTGGACAAAAAAACCCAATGACCGTGGTGCACTTACAAGGAAGTCCGGTAGAGAAAAAAATATACAAATACTTAAGTCAAAAAATAAAAAATCACGACAAACTAATTGATTTATTTAAAGAAGAAATTGGTATTTAAATACTTGACAAAGTTAACAAAGCTGATACTATATAAAGTCAAGTTAATAAATAGGAGAGTTCATGGAAGAATTTGAAGATAACAAGCTTGAGAAGTTAATGCAAGCTGATATCAATATGCGTGAAGCTATTGCTGATCTTGAATCTAAAATAAAAGACATCAAAGAGAAAAGAGCTCATGTGCAGAACGCATTAAATGAAGCTTGTGAAAAGTTAAATGTATCAAGCATTAAAACAAACGCTGGCACATTAACAAGATCATTAAAGTCTAGATATTGGACAAGCGATTGGCCTAATATGTATAAGTTTTTAAAAGACAATAATGCTTTAGAGTTAATGGAGAAACGTTTGTGTCAAGGTAATGTTAAGGAGTTTTTAGCAGAAAACCCTGACTTAGTTCCACCCGGTTTACAAACAACAAGTGAGTATACTGTGGTAATTCGTAAAAATAAAAATAAGGAGAAAGCTGAATGAGCACCGATATAGACGTGTTTCAAAGTGGCGCAGTAACAACTGCTGCTAAACGTGACGATGGGTTTACTAAAAATATTACTGGAAGTTCTATTACTTCTAAACGTATATCAATACGTAATAATATATTTAGATTAATGGTAAATGGTAAAGAAATTGACAAATCAGAGTCAAGGCATATTGATGTAGTTATTGTTAACGCATCACCACATGTTCATAGAATGTATTTTGCTGGAGAATACAAGCCAGGCGAAAAACTACAACCTCCTGTGTGTTGGACACAAGATAGTATTAAGCCAGATTCAAAAGTAGAAACACCACAAGGAGCAACTTGTGCAGAATGTCCTAAAAACGTAAAAGGTACAGGGCCAAACGGCACAAAAGCTTGTAGATTTAGCAGACGTATTGCTGTAGTTCGTGCTGATGATATTAATGGTGATGTATATCAAGTAACTTTACCTTCACAATCTATATTTGGTAATGGCACAGCAGAGCGTAAACCTCTACATGAATATACTGATTATGTAAGAGCGAACGGACAAAATCTTATGTCTGTAGTATCACGTATGTCTTTTGATACAGATTCATCTAGCACTAAAGTAGGTTTTAAACCTATTCGTATCTTGAATGATGAAGAGTATGCAGTATGTCAAAGCAAGAGTGAATCAGATGATGCTAAACGTGCAATAACATTAACTGTAAATATTAATAATGACGAAGGTGAAGAACCTAAACAACCACCTGAACCAGCTCCTGCAATTCAAGAAGCAGAGCCGCCAAAACAAGAAGCTAAGATAGAAGAACCTGCACCTACACCAGAACCAAAAGCTGAACCTGCTCCTGCACCTAAAGCTGAAACTGGTGATGTAAGTCTTGATGATTTAGTTTCAGATTGGCAATAGGTGATTTTGATGAGAGGATATTCACAATTTATTATTGAGGCTAATGAAAACGCTGAGCGTAGCTTAGGAGTTGATCTCGGTGCCCTGTGTATAAACAAACGCTATCCTGTGACTAAAGTTGCAGAAAAGCTAAGCATGTCTAGACAGGGCATATATGATTGGTTTACAGGCAAATCTAAACCTGCAAAAAGCAAAGAAGAGCTTATTAAATCAATAATGCGAGAAATAAACGAACTATAGCGAGAGGGCAATGCGATCATTAGATTTTTTAAAAAATGTTCTACCCGACACAGGATACTACTGCATAGTCGGTAAAGACCAACAAAATATAGTTCAACCTAAATTTGTTGATTCTTTAGACAAAGTTAACGAAGTCATTAATAAGTTTATTAGAGATTACCAAGATGTGTATTTTACGATGTCAACTTGGTCAACTAATGAAAATAGACAAGGAACTAACGCTAAAGAACAAAAATGTTTGTGGTTAGATATAGATTGTGGGTTTGATGAAAAGAAGCGAAAGTGGAAAGACTATAAAACTAAGGACGATGCTTTAAAAGCTTTACGTGCTTTTACAGACGAAACTAAGCTACCTGAACCTTACATAGTTGATTCTGGTAATGGTGTACATTGTTACTGGACTTTTACAGAAGCTGTTGCAAAGGATGTGTGGAAACCTGTAGCAGATGGTTTTAAGTTTTTGTGCATTAAACATAAACTACATGCGGACCATAGTTGCACAGCTGATGTGTCTAGGATATTAAGAGTTCCAGGAACTAAAAACTTTAAAGATATAAAAAACCCTAAAAACGTTGTTATATTAAACGAAGGCTAACCTACACCATTTGAAGATCTAGTTGACTTAATACCTATTGATGTTGTAACAAAAAAGAAACCTAGACGTGATTTAGACCCAGCAACAAAAGCAATACTTGGTAATCATTCTTCTAAGTTTAGAAAAATAGTAGAGCGTATACAACGTAAAGATGGTTGCTCTCAACTAGAATATATAATGACACATCAATCTAAGATAGAAGAACCTTTGTGGAGATCAGGTTTATCTATTGCAGGGTTTTGTGAAGACAAAGATGTAGCTATACATGTAATATCAAAGTTTCATCCTGACTACAACTATCAAACAACTATTGATAAAGTTGAACAAATACCAGGCCCACATTCATGCAAACAGTTTGAATCACAAAGACCTGACGGCTGTAAAGGCTGCAAACACAAAGGTCAGATAACTTCACCAATACAACTAGGTAGAGTGATTGCTAAAGCAAAGGGCGCAGACAACGCCATAGAAGCTGTTAGTGAAGAGTTAGGAGAAAAAGTAATATATCACATACCTGACTTACCATATCCTTATTTTAGAGGTAAAAATGGTGGTGTATACAAAACAATAGATGATGAAGACGAAGATGGTTTTCTTGTTTATGAATTTGATTTTTATTTAGTTGAAAGACTACATGATTCTTCTGTTGGTGAAAGTGCATGGTTTAAATTACATCTACCTAATGATGGAGTTAGAGAATTTATAGCTAGAACTTCTGATCTATTAGCTGTAGACAAAGTAAGACAGATATTAGTTGACGCAGGTATAGTAGCTAACCCTAAACAATTAAGTCAAATTATTGAATATATAATTGTATGCATAAGAGCCCAACAAAAGAACAAACGTGCATCAGAAATGTACAAACAATATGGTTGGAATTTAGGAGATGTAAAAAATAGAATATTACTAGGTAACAGAGAGATAAGTGCTTTTGGTATAAAATATGTTCCAATATCAGAATCTACTAAAGAATTTAATCATACACTAGTTAAAAAAGGTAGTTATGATTTATGGAAAAAAGGTATTTCTATGTATGAAAAACCTGGTATGGAGCTACGAGCTTTTGCTTTTTTCTGTGCATTTGGATCTTTTTTAATGCCTTTCTTTAAACAAAAAGACAAGTCTGCTGTCGTTAATTTATATAACCCTGAGTCAGGACAAGGTAAAACATCTGTATTACAAGCTATAACAAGCGTAATAGGTAACCCAGACATAGGGGCAAAATTAATAAATTTATGGGGTGATACAGAAAACTCTATTGTTAATAGGTTTGGGTATATGAATAACTTACCTACCACAGTTGATGAGATGACTAATCTGCACCCTGATTCGCTACACGAGTTTTTAAAGTTTGTTGCAACAGGACGAGGTAAAAATAGATTAGGAAGCGGCGGGGCAAACAAAGAACGTACAAACGATACAACATTTAATTTAATCTGTGTTGTCTCAAGTAATACTGATTTTAGAACTGTTACTCTATCTAAACTAGCAAAAGCTAGTGGTGATATGGCTAGGTTCTTTCAAATACTAATAGAGATGGATACTATATATTCTAAAGAAGAAGCTGATGAATATACTAGTTTGTTTTTAGATAACTATGGACATGCTGGAGAACAGTATGCTCAATACCTTATTCAAAATGTTGATGTAATAAAACATAGTTTAGATAGTTTAAAAAAGAAAATAGACAAAGAATTTAAAATACCAGGCATAGATAGAAAGTATTCAATACTATTTACAGCAGTGTTTTTAGGCGCTACTATAGCGAAAAAGCTTGGCATACATAATATACCAATACAACCAGTATATGAACGTATAGCTAAAGAATATAAAGATAATAAAAAAGAGGCAAAAGCAAGAGACTTTGATGCTGTAGAAACACTTGGTAACTTCTTACTAGAAAATAGAAGTTCAACACTTGTTATTAATGATGCTGCCGATAATAGAACAGGTTTACAAGAAGCCCCATTACTTAAACCAACATTAGGTTTAAAAGTACGTGTAGAACCAGATACACATACTATTTACATACCGGTAGCAATAATGAGAGAATATTTAAAAGGAAGAGAAGTAGAATATACAGATTTTGTTAAAGGGTTAAAAGATCAAAAAGCTATAAAAAGAACTAGTCACCCAAAAACACTACACAAAGGATTAGACATAAGTGGTCCTGGAGTAAGATGTATTTGGATAGATACTACAAACTTTGAGGAGCTACAACACACTAATTTAGAATTGGATATGCCTAGAAATGTTAACTAACGGGACAGATTATCAAATAGATTGGCCTAACTTTAAGCCAGGTACTTCTATATTTATACCTGCTGTTGATATTTCAGCTGCTCAAAAGGCTATAGAAAAAGAAAGTAAAAGGCTAGAGTTTGATTGTGTATTTAAAGTTGTTATAGAAAACGATATACAAGGTATAAGAGTTTGGCGCCTATAGCCCTGCTCTTTGCCTTACTCTAGATATACCAGCTAAAGCATTATATTCTTCTTTTTGCAGTCTTTCTAATGCTTGCATTTTTTTCTTTTCTGGTATGTTTCCATTAATAACTTCTTTTCTTCTATCTCTAATGTCTTTAAGCATCCTGTTATAAAATAAGTCTTGATCTCTTACGCCTATAAGTTTTTTATCATTGTCTGTTGATTTTTCAAGTGCTTTGTAGTCTCCTTTTTCAACCATATCATTAAACGTATTAGTCATTACATCTGACATTTGTTTTAGTTCATAAAAGTCATTTAGTCTATCTCTACCTACAGGAGAGTAAAATAAAGGAGATATTATTGGAATTCTATCTAAGGGTAATGGAGGACGTTTAACATCAAATAAGGTAGTGGCCATACTATCAAACATATATAAGGCCATACTACCCATAGTACCAAAATAACCTCTTATTAAATTATCAAATTTTAATGGAGAAATAAGCCCTGTCTTACCAGCTATCTTACCCATTTCAGAAGTATAAGGAGTAAACTGCCTTGATACTTCTTGATTTTGATAACCTAATCCAACAATAGGTCTATCAGTAAAAAAGTCATAATTAAAAACCGCTTCCATTGCTGGTCGTAGAGCTTGTGGTACCATATTTGGTCCCATAGCAGCATCAGCAAATGATCTGCCTATTATATTCATTATTTTAGTAGCATCATATTCGTTTACAGTGCCTTCATTAGCATAAATGTTATATCCTAATTCAGGAATCATTTTAGTTATTAGTGCTAATTCAGCCCTAATTGGTAACTTAAACCCAGTGCCTGGTATCATGTATGATCTAAGTTTTTGTCTATCGTCCATAGATGCATACTCTTCGTCATCATCAAAAGCACCAATTGCCATTCTGTATAAAAAGTTTAGCATCATGGCATTTACAGCTGTTTTAAAGAATAGTTTTTTAGCAGCAGCTTTTTCTACACCAGCAATATTTTTACCTCTAGCAGCTTGTATAAGAACATCAGCACCTTGTATGTATGCATTAGCAAAAGGTATTAAATGTACAAACCATCTTACTTTACCGCTTTGCCCTCTTCTTTGCCAGTTAATAATATTTGTTGCTCTGTTCATAGCAAGTATTTCATTACCACCTGTTATAGAACCATCTTCGTTTTTAACACCACCTGTTTCTAATAGTGTTTCTTCAAACAAGGCTCTACGTTGAGCAACATCAGAGTTAGCTGCCCATGCATCAGTATCTCTAACTAACTTTTTAATTTTACTATCATCTTCTAATTTATATTTAACTCTTAAATTTTTTAAAGGGTCTTTTGTATCATAACCATAGAACCCACCTACAATACCTAAATTTTTCATTCTTCTTAACACAGGATCAGAGTCATCCATAGTTGCTACTCTATAGCTGTTTAAAACTTTTAATGCAAGACGGAAAGGACGTTTTACACCAGAAAACAAAGCAGAACCTATAGCGTCATTAAAAACTTGATATGCTTGGAATATAGGGTTAGATGTAACACCTAAACGTAAAGTTTTAGAAAACGCTGACATGTATCTACCAAAGTCATCTATAGGAACTTCAGAACCTTCAATAGCAAATGCAAAATATGGATCATCATATTCAACCCATACTTCTTTATCGTCTATAAACACCTTAGCTAAATTTTCTTGTATGTTTTGTGGTGCTGCAGATTGAGAAGAGTATGTTATTAAGTCTCCATCTTCATCTCTAGCAGCTAATGCGTTTGCATTTTTACGGTTAGCATTGTTTCTCATAGAAGCATTTACAATCCAAAAATGCTTTTTAATCATATTATCTAATATATCTAATACTTGTTTTTCTGAACCTCTAAACTCAAATTCATTACCTAAATCTGCAAAACCTCTAAAATATTCTTTTGTTGCAGACTCAGTAGGATCTACATCTCTAAACAAAGGAACATACCATTCAGCTGTGTTTTTATACTCAAGAGCTTTACTATCTGTTATAAGTCCAGATTGTTGCATTAAATCTATATGGTTTAAATTTATATTGTATACAACATTTTCAATAGCTTTTATTTCTGGCAAATCAGAATATTCATTAACAGCTTCTTCAGAGTCCATTAACTGTTGATCAGTAATTTTTAAATTAGTAATTTGTTTATCTAGTTCTGCTGCTTTACGTTTAGCAGCTCTAGCTCTACGTTTAGCATCAGGTTCATTTTTTTGGTTTTTGATTAAGTATTCAGCTTCTTCTGTCAAATCATTCATTTTTCTTTCTAATTCATTTTTAAGCCCTTGCCTGCCTAAGAATGCTTTAGCAGCTAAGTATCTTTGAACAATTATTCTAGCTTCTTCAGGACCAAAAGTTTTAGATAGATTATTTATAGCATTAAAAATAGTATTAAAGTTATTATCGTCTTCTACAACTTCCCCAAAACCGTTATCATTAAATATAACTTTTCCTACTTCTGCAGCTTGAGCTGCTATTGCATTACTATGTAAAGCTTGATCTAAATACAAGTCTGCACGTATTTGTTGATCTAGTGTAACTGCTCCGTTAAACTCATCCATTAAAGCTTCTTGAGGTTTAGCATAAAAGTTAGCAACTTTGACTCTAGCTTTTAAGTATAAATCTCCTATACTATCTTTAGGTACATCAGGATTAGTTATTTTATTTAGCATACCTTGGAAAAAACCAGTGCTATTTCTTTTTGGCGCATCTAAAGAATTTTCTGTTTCACCTTCTTGGAAATATGTACCTTCTCTTTTACCTACAATCGCGCCATTTGGACCTTGTAATAAGTCATCAGACACGATTAATAAATCGTTTAGAACAGTATTTGATATATCTCCTAATCCTAATACCTCTTTAACAAAGTTAACGAAGTCATTCCATAGATTAGATATACGTGACTCCTGAGCGTTATATGATCTTACGCCAGACAAAAACTTTTGAAAATCTTCATCAGTTAGTCCATAAGCTACAAATTCTCTAACGTCTTTAAAAGGTTGTTTAAATTGACCATCAGTGTCAACATCTTTAGCTGCGTTAAACATATTTAATAACTGTTGTCCTAGCTTAGAGTTATTAATAACTTTATCTGACTCAGTTAAATGTTTGTTTATTTCGCTAACAGTAGCTGCGTGGATAGCTTCGTGAAGCACTGTAACTGTGTTTGCTGTATCAGGATGCAAACGAACACTATTAACTCTATAGCTATAAGCACCTTTAGGTTTGTTTGTTGGTTTTTCTTCAAACGTATCTGATCGTAGAGATGTGGTATTCATTCCAGGAACCTGTAGCAGTCTATCTACTAAAGCAGCTTGTGCTTTGTTTAGTCTATTACTAAAATTATTTTTTAATGTTTGTAGCGCACTACGTAAATTTTTTTGCTTAACTACTTCTTGTATTATGTCTGGTTGAGCTTCTTTATTTGAATACTCTTGATATTCATCTGTAGCAGGGCCTGAACGTTTTTTAAGCTCATTTATATGCTCTTGTAGTTTTTGTCTCCCTTCTTTACTAGGATTTCGTACTAATTCGCCTATCAAATCCCCTAGTTTTGTTTGAGGTAATTGATAAGGATCACCCGCTGCTCTTGCTATAGAGCCATGATAAAAACTTATCTGATCTTGTAGTTTATATATTTGATCCATTACAGCTATTCTAGGTCTTTTTTGATTTTCTACTCTTTTCTTTAGAGGTAGAAGTTCTGCTAATATTTCATCTATATATTTTAAATAGTTATCAACTGTTTTAAAGTTTGGATTTTTTAAATCTTCAGCATCTAAGCTAGCTTTCCATAAAGATGATTCAATTACATCATGTATTAACTTTGGTTTAGTTTCAGGAGCTGTTTCAGGAGCTGTTTCAGGAACTGTTTCAACTTCAGTTTCAGGTGCTACTTCTTCTTGCACATCATACTTTGTATCTTTAAAAGGAGACTGTTTATCTAAGTCTCTTATAGTATCTAATGCGCCTTTATATTGAGCTCTTACATTAGGGTCTTGGAGGGATTGTTGGTTTCTAAATGTGTTTTCAACAAACTCACCTAAAAATGTTTTTAGTGTGCTTTTTTCATCTTTAGTTAAATTTTTAGGAGCTAGTTTTGTTTTAGCTTTATCTAGTTTAGTCTTTAGCTTATCAAGATTTTGTAACTGGTTTCCAGTTTCTGATATTTCTTCTAGATCGCTTGTTTGTTGTATCTCGTTATTTAGAGTTTCAATAGTTTGAGTTATTGTATCTTGGCTAGCATTTAATGGAGTATATTCAACGCTTTTTCGTCCAGCAGGGCGTCCAGTAGGAGTTGTATCCCCAGTAATTCCAGTTCCGTCATCTCTGCTACTTCTGGTAGTGGTTTTTGGTTTGGATCTACTAAGTATTTCATCGCGTTCTCTAGTATATGCGATGGGTATTTGTTTTCCAGCATTTTGCTTCTCCAGATAGTCCGTTAGTTTTATTATATACTGATCGTAAGCCTCTTGGTTAATGTTTGGTTGATTATCATCTAACAGTTTTTTAAACTTTTTAAAATTATTAGGATTATTTAAGTCTAAACCCAATGCATTTTTATAAGTATTTGATCTTCTTTGTAAACCTAAAAAATGTCTTAATACATTATCAGTTAATAACCCAGGTGTTTTGTTTTCAAAATTA